CCCGTGTTGCAACGCATGGCTGATTTGGCGCAACAAAACCCTAAAGCATTTTTGTTTATTGCCAGCACAATTATGGCTATTGCTACAGCGATTTTGGCAGTTAATTTTGCTATGGCCGCTAATCCGTTTACGTTAATTGCGCTCGGCATTGCAGCGCTTGTTACTGGTCTTGCAGTTGCGTACACAAAATTTGAAGGTTTTAGAAACGTTGTCAACTCTGTTATTAACGGCGTGGTCAGCGCGTTTGAATACATGGCTAACAGTTACATTAAAGCAATCAACATAATTATTAAAGGCATCAACATGATTAAACCCGGCAGCGATCTTGGGTTTTTGTCTGAGATTAGTTTGGGTCGTATTGGTGGCGGTGGCGCTGCGACTAGCGGTGGCGCGGCTCGAGAAGGTGGCACGGGCAGTATCACACCTAGTTTGCCGACTATGCCTAGTTTGCCCCCAGCAATTATCGGTGGCGGCGGTGGCGGTAGTCGAGCCGGTGGCGGCGGCGGCGGCGGTGGCGGAACTGGTGCTGGTGCTGGCGACCTAGTGACCATACAAGGCGGTCTAACTACGTTTGGCAACGCTGAGCGCATTGCAGCGCGTAGTAGCGGTGGCGTAACAATAAACGTGACTGGCGGTATGTCAACTAGCGCCGAGATCGGGCAAAGCGTATTGAACAGTTTGTTGGCCTACCAGCGCACTAACGGGCCACTCGACTTACAGATTGCGTCGTAATGGCAGGTACAGCCGTTGTTGCTAGTGGCAACTATGACTTAGAGATTGACACAGGGTTTATTCAAGACGCATTTTTGCTTGACGACCCGATTGCAGGTTTATTAGATAACACCGAATATGTGCTTGACGGTACAACAGATTTTGCGAGCGTGCTTGACGGCGTAAACAGCATCACGGTTAAGCGTGGGCGACGCGATCAAGGCGACCAATTTAGTGCAGGCACTATGTCGTTTACGATGCTTGACACGGCAGGTATTTTCAACCCGTTTGATACGCAGTCGCCGTACTACGACACACCGCAAGCGCAACCGGGTCTTGCACCTATGCGTCGAGTGCGCCTATCGCGTTACAGTTCGCTGAACGTCAAAGAATATTTGTTTGTCGGCGTGATCGTTAACTATGACTACAACTTTGCATTGGGCGGTCTTGACACGGTGACTGTGTTTTGTGCAGACGATTTCTATTTGTTAGCGCAAACATTTTTAGACGAATTTAACGTCAGCGAGCAGTTGTCTAGCGCTCGAGTCACAGCGGTACTTGATCGGCCTGAGGTTGCGTTTCCAGCGTTGACGCGCGACATTGCTACAGGCACACAGACACTTGGCGGTTCAGCAGCGTTTACCGTTGCACAGGGTACGAACGTGCTTGGCTATTTGTCTGACGTAAATGAGGCTGAGCAGGGTCGGCTGTTTATGTCGCGTGACGGCGATCTAGTGTTTGACGCTCGACTAGGCACAACGCTGACCCCAGCGGTAGCGGACTTTCATGACGACGGCACAAACATTCCGTACAACGGCGTCGGCATAACCTTTGAAGCCGATCAGGTAACTAACCGTGCAGTCGTACAAATACTTGGCAGTAACAATCCGCAGGTCGCTGACGACGCTGGTAGTCAAACAAAGTATTTTGTGCAGACTTACAGCATCACTAACAGCCTTTTGCACAACGATGACGCGGCGCTTGACTTGGCGGTTTATTTGCTTGACCCTGAACCTGAGGCACGGTACACGTCACTAGCCACGTCGTTTGCTTTGTTGACTAGCGCGCAACGCGACACGGTGGCCGTAATTGACGTAGGCGACACAATCACGATTGAAAAATCGTTTACGTCAGGTGTGACAACTACCGAGTTGGCACAAGAATTGGCAGTCGAGGGCATCGAGCATACGATCAGCGTTAACACCGGGCATAGCGTTACTTATTACACGTCGCCAACGGTCATCGTTTATGAGTTAATACTTGATGACTTGTCGTTTGGTATCATCAACGCGGACAACGCTCTAGGGTAAAGTAGGCAAATATGACAACACCGTTTCCGTTTGTTGCTGGTCAGGTTTTGACGGCCGCGCAACTTAACGATATACAAAATTTACCGATTTCAGATAAAACTGCGTCGTACACGCTGATTGCTGGCGATGAGACTAAGCGCACAATAATGAATAACGCAAGCGCTACGACGATCACGGTTAACAACTCAATCTTTACGGTTGGCGATGTTATTCAGGTTGCTAACAAAGGTGCAGGCACTTGCACGATTACTGCGGGTGCAGGCGTAACTATTAACACAAGCGGTTCGCTTGCTTTGGCGCAATATGGGGGCGGCTATTTACTTGCATTGTCGGCGTCAACTTTCACTTTTTTTAACTTAGGGGGCGCTGCGGCGTCAGTAATCGACTATTTAATCGTGGCGGGCGGCGGCGGTGGCGGTAAAGAAACAGACGGTGGCGTAGGTGCTGGCGGCGGTGGTGCTGGCGGTCTTATTTCGAGTGTGTCGCCTACGGGTGGCGGCGGTACTGCGCCGTCAAGTTTTGGAATTATTAAAGGTATGAATTATTTGGTAACGGTGGGCGCGGGTGGCGCAACGCAAACAAGTAATCGCACTAAAGGTAATGCTGGTTCTAATTCGGTATTTTTGATCACTACTGCAACAGGTGGTGGCGGTGGTGGTGCGTTTGGTCAAACACCTACATCAGGCGGTTCGGGTGGTGGTGGCTGCGGTGTTAGTCAAGCCGGTGCAAGCGGTACAGCCAATCAAGGTTTTGCTGGTGGGAGTAGTGGTGCGGCCGCAGGCGCGTCAGGCGGCGGCGGTTCAAGTGCAGCGGGCGTAGGTGCAACAACAACTAGCGGCGCGGCAGGTGGCGCAGGCGTAAGCAATACAATTTCTGGTAGTGCAGTCTCATACGGTGGCGGCGGTGGTGGTGGCGGTACGGCAACCACAGGCGGCGCAGGTGGCACAGGTGGCGGCGGCGCTGGTTCATTTACAACTGCAGCGGCTACGGCTGGCACAGCAAACACAGGTGGCGGCGGCGGCGGAAGTGGAAACTTTAATGCTTCAAGTGGCGGTGCAGGTGGTAGCGGAATTGTTGTTTTGCGTTATCCAACAGCAGCCGCAACAATAAGTATTGTCGGTGGATTAACCGGCACAACAACAACAAGCGGTTCATATACGATTGCAACAATTACCGCAGGCACAGGAAACGTGACGTTCTCATAATGACTACATATTGGGCTGAACTCGACACAAACAATGTTGTAACACAAGTTATAACAGGCGTAGATGACGCAACTATTGAAGGCATACCGACAGGCGATTGGTACACAAATTTTGTTGGCGTGCCATGCGTACAAACTTGGTACGACCGTGACGACAAAACTCCTGCAGGTATCGGCTACACATACAATTACGACACACAAGATTTTACAGCGCCGTCTAAACCTGACGAACCGTAATGCAATGCGATACGGGCTATTTGCGTTAATACTTATGTTGACGGCCTGCGAAACAACACGCGACAACACGATTACCGTCAAGTCACGGGTAAAAAACATGACGTTAGATAATTGCAACGTGCCTGACCGATGCGGCATAACACCATGACTCGACACAGATACACAGCCGACGAATTGCACGCACGCATGATCGTCACGGTCGGCGTACTACTGGCCATAGTTTTTAGCACAATCGTTTTAGGCATGACCTACGGCTTGTTGTTTGTGTCGCAACCTGAAAAGCAAGCACCAAACGACGCGGCGTTTATAGATTTGATGTCAACTATTGTCGTGTTTTTGACTGGCACATTGTCAGGCATTGTTGCGTCTAACGGCATAAAAAAACCAACTAAATAACAATGGCTAATCGCGCTTACATAGTTACACAACAGCCAGTCGTAAAGTCTGCGCTGGCTGGCACAGCGGAGTGGGCTCGACTTGCGTGCAAACACAGCGACGGCAGTTTGTGGAATAACGGCACATTCGTGCATCGTGATATTCGTAACCGACCCGGCACGATCAGCAACCATGCTCGAGGGTTGGCAATGGACTTGTCGTACCGTTGGCTAAACCAAAAAAAGTTGGGCAAAGCAGACGGCCGCAAAGCGTCACTAGCGTTTATTGTCAAGTGCTTAGAAAACGCAGACCATTTAGGCATACAACTTGT